TTTAAAGTTAATATATCTATTATCTTTGGCTTTTTCACCTGTTGTAGCATCTACATTAGTGCTTATATTATTTTTTAAGAGACTAACTATATTTATATATTTTTTAATACTTTCTATTTTTAATGGATTATTTCGTTGATAAATAGGTAATTCTTCTATTTTATATTTTAATATATTACCGCGTTGAAGTCTTTCTGGAATAACAATATCTTTTTCATCTAATTCTACTTTTTTAACTTTTTCATAAGTTCCTTCGATTATAATATCATCTTCATCAATAATCTCTTCAAACTCATCTTCATCATACTCACTATCCGTATTGTTTGTTGTTTGCGATGTTGTAGATAATAATCTACTTCTTCGTTCTCTTATTTCTCTTGTTGTGTCATCCATAGGTTCATTTATTCTTGTAAGACTATTATTAGTATTGTCATTTTCATAATCATCTTCATCATTAAAAATATCATCAAATTCTTCATTTGTAAATTGATTATCATTTGGTGTATCTTCTAATACATTACTTAAATTGCCATATTTACCCATAATCATTTCATAATTATCCATATCTTCTAAATTACTTGCTATATCTTCAGAGGGATATGTATTTTTACTTTTACCTCCACCCTCAAAGATTAATTCGCCATTTTCGTCAATATCTATTTTACCAACATAATCATCATTTTTCTGAGATGTATTTGAATTATTTAATTGTGATGCTTTAAAATCATATTCATTATCCATACCAAAACCAGTTAAACCTATTAAATTACCACCTTCATCTTTACCACTAATAATTAATTTATCACCTAATTTATTTGCTAATGCTTTGGATACATTTTCTTTTTCAATAGTAAATGTATCTTGGGTAGGATTATAAAGCATATGTTCATAAATATCAGGAAAAATAACTTTATTTGAAGATGGTAGCAATCTTATTTTTTCTCCATTGTATTCCATCATTGTTGTTAATTCATCATTTTCTTTTAATTTTTTAAAAGTATCTAGAACAACATTATAATTTTCATTATTTTCTAAAGAAACATTATTATTAGTATCATTAGTATTAACATCATTATCAAGTGTTATAGGTGTAATTCTACTTATACCTCCAAAGGTAGGCACTTCGCGATTTTTATAAAATAAGAAACTTAAAGTATTACCTAAAGATGATGTGTTTATTTCATTTGTAGGTAAATTTACCCATATACCTTTATCATTTTTTTCTATGATATCAACTTTTTTATTATTAAGATGTTTATAACACGATGTTGTAGGTGTATTAAGCATAATACGATTACCTGAAACTAATTTACTATGTAAATCCATCATTTCAATATCTCTTTCTGGTAATTCAACTTCTGGTTTATAGTCTGGAATACCTAATGGAAATGCGAATTCCATTAATGCTTTTAACATTTTTTTTTCAGACGGTGTTAAATTATAAGTTCTATAGTATTTTAAAAGTGCACTTTTAAGACTACTATATTGAAATTCATTTATTATTCCTACTTTTGTAATATAAGGGTGTATGTCAAATTTACTAAATATTGGGTGAGTGTTTTTATCTAATCTAAATACTATTATTTGATTGTTTGGTAAAATAGAGACCAGCACACCATATAACTTATTTGTAGATGTATTAATTAATATACTACCGGGTTTAATATCTTCCATTTTTAGAGTTTAAATTAGTTTATTGTTATGTAATCTATTTATTTTATTATGATATATTTTTTATTATGATATATTTTATATTTTAATATCTATTAATTATTAATATTAATATTATTATAGTTTTAACTTTAATATATTTATTAAATAATTAATTATCTCTAGAGACATATAATTTATAAATAAATATAATAATAAAAATATAATAATAATAATAAAAATATAATAATAATAATAAAAATATAATAATATAATAATACAAATAATAATTAAAATGGCAGATACATACAATTGGATTTATAATACATATAATGATAATATTTATATTTTAATTGCTTTAATATTTGTTCTAGTATCTATTATATTAATGTTTGATTTTTGGAAACAAAGAAAAGATAGTTTAGATACTACATTGTCAAACAGTAAAACTAATAATAAAACTAAAACTAAAACTAAAACTAAAGATTTATTTTATAATGTTGAAAATAATACAACCGAAACAACACAATATCAACCACCTTTAAGAAATAATTTTATGAATAGTAGTTTATTTATAAATCCCGAAGAAAAAGCACAATATGAAATGGCTAGAGGTTTATTAGATGGAAACGATGATTCTTTAGTAAATACTAACGGAACTATTAATTTTAAATTACCACAAAATGATATTATACAATCCAATAGCACACTTTTTTCTAATGATAATAATATTAATACTAATAATCCTAATAATGCTTATGTAAGAGCAAATAATTATAATACTATTGGTGATTATGCTACTCTAGATACATTAGGTAAAGGATTAACTGATACATTAGGTGGTATTCATACTGAATTAGGTTATACTGTTTTAGAAGAACAATTAGGCACATTTAAAAAGGAAGCAATACCTAATCCTCACGCATATGACAATACCAGTAATTATAATACTGGTATTAATCCTAAAACAGTTGACGGTGTGACAACTTATGGAAGTGGTATAAGTGGTAAATTTTCACAAGACCAAAAACAACCTATTTTCTTACAAAAAGATTTTGATGGTGTTGCTAATATATTTGCTCCTAATATTATAGTTCAAAATCCACCATTAACTAGCGATGGTTATCCTGATATATCTTTTGAAATGTAAAAAAAATTTAAAATTTATACAATACAAATTTATATAAATTGATTTTATTTTTAGTGTAATTTTATTTTTAGTGTAATTTTATTTTTAGTGTAATTTTATTTTTAGTGTAATTTTATTTATGTAAAAATTTAATGATAAACATAGAGTAAGAAAGACATACAAAAACTTTCTTCCCAAGGAACACACGTATTTAATCGTCTATTATTAGTATGAGTTTTAATAGTTAATTCTAAAGAAACACCATATTTCCATTCTTTAAAAATATGATATTTTTCTTCATCACTTAAATTAATAATTTTTTCTAAGAAAGGATATAAAAATTCTTTTGCTTGTACTGTTGTAATATTAAGATCTTTTAAATTTTCTATTTCACTATTTAATTTTTCATATCCATTAGAAGAAGGATTACTCATATTATCATTAGAAGTCATTTTACAACTAACTTTATTTTTCTAGAGTTTTATTTCTATTTTAATGGTTAATATTATAGAATCTTTTTTATAAAAAAAATCAATTTTTATATTTTTTTTTTTGAAAAATTTTTTTTTGAAAAATTATATATTATAAAAATTGATAATTAATTAAAATCAATACGATTAAACATACCAAAAATTTTAATACATATAATTAGTGGAAGTTTTTGTAGTTTTTTATTATTACCCTCAAAATTTAGGAGGAAAAATGCGATTAACAGTTTACTAAATGTATCATCATTACAAAAGTAACTGTTATGTTTTATTTCCCAATACAAATATTGATTTCTATCTAAAAAAGGCTGAATAATTTCATTTATACGAGGTTCCGACATTTCAAATTCCATTAAACTAAAATTATTATTCATTTTTTCTTCTACATATGATAAAGTTGTATCCGTAATCTCAGGACCTTCATAATAATAATCTTCATTTTTAATTTCACACTCTGTAATTATGTTTCTAGGTTCACATAATCTATTAAATAAGTTCTCCACAAACTTATTAATATCATTAGTTTCAATATTACAAATAAAATATATTTTTTTAAGATTTTCTTCCAAACCACATAATAGTTGCAAAAAAGTGTCCTCATTGTTTAAATAACAGAAACTTAAATTAAGAGTAGATACATTTGACTCTTTCAAACCTTCTATTAATAGATTTATAACACATTCGGATTGTGTTTGTGTATTAGCAAAATGTCCAAAACACTCTATAAAAGATAATTCACTTATGTTTAAATTACATATTAATTCTAATACACGTTTAAACTTGTTAATTTCAATTTCAGTAGGGTGTTCTGTGCTATAAATACTATTATCTTGAAATGCTAGTTTAGTCATAGTTTTATTACTTTCTAATAAAGATGTTAATAAAAGCACAATAGAACTTAAATTAATATTATTTTCATCAAAATATAAAGTTGTAAGTGCTGGAAAATATTTACATATTTCTATAAAAGCATTCATATTTTCTTTATTTCCAAGGTCAATATTATTATAATCTACAAACTCAACAATCTCTTTTGTGTTGAAAAAACAGTCTATAATTAATTTTTTAATACTAGCGACGTTTTCTTTACTTAATGTATTAAAAACAGAGAGGAGATATCTTGGTTCAATGGTTATTGGATATGCGTTAGATTTTTCAGGATCTTGAAAATGTGCTTCCATAGTTTTCAATAAGTTTTCCCCAACTTCATTTTCATCTACAACTTCATCTTCAGAGTCGTATTCATCTTCATCTTCAGAGTAGTAGTATTCATCAATGTATATAATATTGTCTGCCATATTATCTATTATATGCTTTTAATATTCCGGTGTCAAATATTCTAATAATAGAATAATATAGGTATAATTTATATAATTAGATAATTAATTTTCAATTTTTTATATTATTTTATTAATATTTCTAATTTTTTAAAATAATAAATATTAATTAATTTTTAAAATAATAAATATTAATAAATATTAAAAATTAATTATCTAATTATATAATAAACTATTTTACATATAAAAACTTATATTATATTAATTAAACTAAATTATATTAAATTTATAAATTTTAATCTATATTAAAATGTCTAATAATAATCAAACAATTAGAAAATCTACCTATACAAGTGATACAGTTATTATAATTGTCGGTGTTTTATCACTCATTTTTATAATTATCTATATCTATCAAAATTATAAAAAAATATTGCCTAAACCTACAGGTCAAATGATAAGTTCAACCTGTCCCGATTATTGGGAATCTATTGGTAATGGTCAATGTAAAAATGTAAATGGATTAGGAAGTTGTTATAAAACAGAAGGTGCTAATACAGTAGATTTTGGAGGTGATATTTTTACGAATACAAATACTGGTGATTATGCCAAATGTAAGTGGTCTAAAACTTGCAATGTGTCTTGGGGCAATATTGATAGACTTTGTTAAATTATTTTTTTTAATAATATTTAAAAAAAAACAGCAAAAATTGGAAAAATAAGAAAAAATTGAAAAATATAATTATAGTTATTTAAAATATAAACTTTTCATCATGAAGCGTTTTAGGGAAGATTTTCAAAAACATATTGACAGTGGAAAAATTAAAAGTGGTATTATACGCGGTGACCATCGTGAGTATGTTAACTTTACCTATGGTGAGTTACGCGTTTATGGTTCCCTTTACCCTATTGCTGGGAAAACCTATACCCTCAAAGAAAAAATGAAGATTCCACAAGACACGTGGGTCTGCCACTTCTATTACACCGATACAAATGGTGTTTATCGTGGCGAAAACGGAGCATTTACTGTTGAAGGTATGATGGAAATCATTAAATCTCTCTAGTGTCCGCCTCCAAAAAAGTGTGCTTTTACAAGCATACATTTTTTTATTAATTTTTATAAATATAATTTTTTTTTATATATTTTAATTTTTTATTAATTTTTTTATTAAATTTTACAATTTAAAATAATCGATGTTAATATTATTTATAATTTTATAATTATTAATAATTCAACAAATAGTATTAATAATTAAAATTAGTTTTTTTAATAATTAAAAATTGAAATTATAAAATTGAAAATTAAAAACTAATTAATAGAATAATTATAAAAATATAAACTATAAAGTAAAAGTAAATTTATTGAAAATGCAAAATACATCAGTTCACACAAATTTTGCTAAATTTAAAGTGTTAGATAAAGATGCCCCATCAAATATCCTATCTCAAGGGAGTGTTCATTGTAAATCAGGAAAATGGAATATACCTACTGATAAATATGATGCGTTTCTTAAAAATATTAATGAAGAATTAGTAAAAAATTCTAGTAAACAAATGCACTTTTTAGAAAAACCAAGTGATAAATGTAATATGATAAAAATAGATTTAGATTTACGTTTTAAAGCAACAGATGAAGAATTAAAAAATCGCTCCAATTTAAATAGGCGTTATAATGAAGAATATATTGAATTATTTGCTACTGGTATTGCCGAAGCAATTAAAGATATTGTTGATATTAAAGAAAATTATAATATATTTATTCACGAAAAAAAACAACCGCGTTTAACAAATGATAATACCAATACTATTAAAGATGGTATTCATATTATTATTCCTAAATTAGTATTATCTAATGCTGCTTTATATCATTTACGTGATAAATTAATTGAAAATGAAGAAATTAAAGAAATTACAAAATCTATTGATAATATTACTAAAATTGAAGATGTTATTGATAAACGTATTATTTATCCTAATGCCTGGTATATTTATGGTTGTGGAAAACCAGAAGACCACGGTAATTATTATAAAGTAAGTAAAATATTTAAAGTATCACATAAAAATGATACAGTATCTTTAAAAACTATTCAATCAAGTAAAACTGTGACTGAATACATTACATTATTTTCTAATTTTGGTAAGCAAGAAAACGTTGAATACTTAATTGATTTTGACGAATGCGAAGAAGTCAATGATAAATATAGTAAAGAAAAACACTTTAATAAACAACATCAATTGTCTTTGATACATAATTTTACACAAAATCAAACTAATTTTCGCCGTATTTCATCTTTAACCGCTTCGGAAATTAAAGCATTGTTAAACTGCTTAAGCAAAGACCGTGCTGATGATTATGAAGACTGGCGTAAAATTGGGATTTGTTTATATAATATGGATGACCGCAATTATGATACTTGGCGTATGTGGAGCGCTCAATCCTCTAAATATGACTCTAATTATTGTGCTAAATTATGGTTTAGTGAATTTCAAAAATGCGGTAAGTATAATTTGGATTTAAATAAATTAAAAGAGATGGCAAAAAAAGATAATATAGAAGAATATGAAAAAATTATTAATATTAATAAAAAACATTTCTTTGATAAATGGATTTATGAACACGCTAGTCAAACTCATATTAAAGCATTAAGTGTTTGTACATTATCAGATTATATTAAAACATATATTAAAGATTATGCTAATTTTAATGTCGCTTGTGCTTGTCCTGGAACAAACCCTATGTGGTATAAATTTGATAATCATAAATGGACGGAAGATAAAGCCGCTAATAAAATTTATATGTTAATGACCGAAGAATTAAACCGCGAATTATCAATTATTCACGAAGATTGGAAAATTAAAGTGTTTAGTAATCAAAGCACTGCACAAGTTGAAAGAGCAAACCAAGCCATTTCAGCACAAGGAGGTAATGGTAATGGTAATGGTAATGGTAATGGTAATGGTAATGGTAATGGTAATGGTAATGGTA